CATTTGCTACCGATCCAGCAGAACCCGTAGTGTTCTGATTCAGCGTAGGAACATCAGCCACCTGAATGGCTGACATCACTACGTTAGTTCCATTTCCTCTGAGGTACTGCCCGCTTGTTACCGCTCCAGCAAACGCATTCAGTGCAGCTTGTGCAGTAGTCTGCCCTGATCCGCCGTTGGCAATACCAAGCGTTCCAGCAAGCGTAATCGTGCCGGATGAAGTGATTGGCCCACCAGACGTTGTAAGGCCCGTCGTCCCACCAGAAACATCAACACTGGTGACAGATCCAATAGGATTTGCCGACCATTGGAATGCAGAGCCAGACCACTCAAGGTAAGTGTTCGCAATAGTTGGGGCCGCGATAAATGATGTTGCCCCAGCACTAGTGTTGTACGCGATCCTGTTCGCTGCCCCGCCTGCAATGTTCGTCGCCGTACCAATCGTCAACAAAGACGGGTTCGACCATTGCGGAGCCGATGCGCCAGCCGTCAGGAAATACCCCGCCGCCCCAAGCGTCAACTTAGAGATAGTCGTTGTACCTGACGCATATGTAATATCGCCAACGGCATAGCTGGTCAGCCCAGTACCGCCATTAGCAGCACCAAGCGTTCCCGTAAGCGTCAGCGTTCCAACACTTGTGATCGGGCCACCAGTGAAAGCCATCCCGGTGGTGCCGCCAGAAGCATCAACCGAAGAAACACCCGCATCAACCGTTATAGCCCCCCAGGCATTGTTGACGTAGCCCTCAAACGTAGCCGTCTGCGAGTTGTACCGGAACAGCCCATTAGTCGGCGACACTGGCCGGGCAGCAGTATTGCCAGTAGGCATCACTGCGCCTTCAGTTCCAGGAAGCACCGGGTTGTCTGCAAGTCCTATGGTCGGGTTGCCTGCCGCACCAGTCCCGTCAGCAACATCAATCTCGCTTGCCGTGCCCGTTATGGTTCTGATAATCACAGATCCGTTGTTGGGCAGCGCAACAAGCCCCGCACCAGAAGCATTCGCAAGCGCTGCAACTTGGCCCGTCAACGAGAACGTAGGGTTACCAGAAACCCCGTTGCCATCAGACACCGACAAACCCGATCCGCTGGCCTGCAGAGTTCTTGCAACAACCGTAGACGGAGTGTCTTTTGCAACAATGCCTGTCAGAGCCGTTTCTAGGCTCCCAGCGGCCCTATTGAGGGCAATCCGATAGAAGGATAGCGCCCCACCATCTGTAAGCCCCAAACCCGTGCTGGTAGAAAGATACCGGCTGTTGGGAAGAGTGGCCTCGCTGTTGATCGTCAGGAAGGTTTGATTCTGACTAGGCGAAGCAGCAATGGCCGCGGTCGTCGTTTGGACTGTTTGCCCATTCTGGACAATCGGAACCGACTCCGTACCAGTGATTGGTCCAGCAGCAGGCAATTGAACGATTGTGACTTGTGCGCTCATTCTGGACTCGGTACGAGGATGTCAAGATTCCCGTTGTTTTCCGGGGTGTCGTTGTTCTGCTGAGTAGACAAGAACGTATTGTCACCTTCCTGCGTCAAGATTCCGTTTGGCGGGACAGCCACGCTGACATCTGGCCTTGGGAACCGAATCGTGATTCGCTCCGTCTTTCTAGCAGGTAGTCTATACGGGTCGAAGTTGTCCGCACATCCCTCGTTGCAGACCTGCAAACCAGGGAAGTTGGGGTCAGACCTCATCACCGAATGAGCACGCTTCATCTTGCAGCGGTCACACACTGCAATCGCTATGTCTGAGTTACCGAGGGTGTCAAGAAAGCGCGGCATTACACGGTTCTCCCTTGTGCCGCAAGCGTAGCTCGTCTAGAGGCCACACGCTTGGCGACTTGCTCAGGAGTTTGCTTGCGCCCTTTTTTGGCGGCAGACAGCTTTTCTCGTACCTCGTCGGAGATAGGCTTGCCTTTGTTCGCGGGCTCTCGCCCAACCATCCATGGAGTTGATCTAGATTTACCCTTCAATGGGCTGACATAGCCTTCAGGCCTTGATCTTCCCAAAGCCAGTACAACAAGCTGCTCAGGAGTAGACTTTCTCCCAGTCAATGCTTTACGCATCTTCTCAACAGCTTCAGGAGACTTCTTCTTCCCCTTAGCGGCAGCAGACATCTTTGCCTTCGTCTCCTCAGACTTTGGCTTCCTCATGTATGGCTTCGGGATGCCTTTACGGTTTGGAATTAACTCATCTTTCAGACCATTGATGATGCGGTTGTATGCCCATCCGTCGGCAGGATTCCCATAGACCTTAAATCTCACCAAATGCGCAATAGCATGATCTATAGGATGTAGCAACACAAGATTTTCAGGCGAGTCTGATCCGCCCTTGTACTTGGGAATGATGTGATGGTTGTGGAAACCTTCTAACAACTTCATTCCTCTATTATAGTCCAAACATCAGCGTGTATACGGCAAAATATTTGGCGCCATGTAAATGGGCGAACGATCGCGTTCTTCCTGCTCGGCTTGGTTCAGGTACTTCTCAGCCTGCCCCTCAAGGTACTGAATCCGCGCCACATCAACCCCAGGAAGCTCTTGGCTCATCTGGTGAGCCAGCATGCTCTGGATGGCAAGGAACCATCTCTGAGGGATTTCCAATTCTCCTGACAGATCGCCAACATCCATGATCTGCCGGGAGTACCAGACAGTCATCTGTACGAATGGGTCAGAAGGAACCGGCCACAGGTACAGCTTCGGCACCGGGATCGTGCGGTCCATCCAGAACTGGAACGGCTGATTGGCCGTAAAGTTCTTGTTCGGCAGATTGGTGTAGTCGTCACGATTCAACCGCGCCATCGTGATCTCTGTCGAGTTGTTGCCCAAGTACAACTCACGCACACTGATCGTGCTGCCGCCAGTGGCACGCATTCTGTAGTACGGAACACTCTGCCCAGGATCAACGTCATACCACAACCATTGACCATCTACCCACGAAGCAGGGCCAGGGTTGTACAGTGTGTTCCACGTTATGTTGTCGCTTGAATACTCAAAGACAACATTGGTCGTCCCCGTTGAGGCAGGCATGACCCCAATAGAGCCGATGTACACAGGATCTGTCGTGCCGTAGTTGATAGACACGTTCCCGTTAGGGGAAGACTGCGTAAAGATCGTGTCTATGTTGCTGTCAAAGGCATTTGCAACAGTGCCTCCAGCGCTCGTTGCGTAACTACCAGAAGGACGATTCATCCTCCTGTACAGCACGTTTAACGCATCATTTGCGCCCAGCGGGAGGTCGTAGATGTACTTGTTGGCCTGCAGACCGATCACAGTCTTGTCAATCGCCCAATACTGAATGCCGATGTTGATCAGGCTAGACAGAAGATAGAAAAGAGACTCCCTGGCAGACAGAACCTGCTCAGAAGTCAGTTCTTCTGCCAGCTTCCCGCACCTACGGGCACCGTGATCAATCAGCGTCTGGACAGAGATGACCGTCTCACCAACAGTTCCCGAGTAAGCCATCGTTTACTCTCTTCCAAAGAGACGCTTGACCGTATCTGTCTCCCAAATACGGATTCCAGTCCAAACAATCGTAAACAAAGCTGCGATGGCCGGTAGGAATTCCATAAGCGTCCCCAAAACTGTAGCGATGGATAGAGCATCGACTACATGCTTGGTGGAATCTGACAGTTCTTGCTTCATCACCACCCCGGACAGTTCCAACGCTTCATCGAAGCCCTTGATCGGCTTCCCTTCTCGCTCTTTTCAGCGATAGAGCCCATTCTCGCGCAGAACGAGTCTCTACGGGAACCCCCTTCAGGCTGAGGCGCTTTGAGGTTGCTTCCTGTCTCTCGGTTGTACTTCTCTCGACCCTTCTGGGTCAGCCCAGCGCCGCGCTCCACAGGCATCTTCTCGCCTCGGCCCACTGCAAGGGATACCCCTCCGCTCTTCATTTTTTTCTCAGAAAACATCTTCTCAACCATGCCCAGCCGTTGAGGCTTAGTCGTCACATCGTTGATGATTTCCAATCGTTGAGCTTTGCTTTTGGACGGCTCATAGAACCCAGCTTTTTTCAAAGACTGGACTACGCCGCCATCCTTCATTTCTTTGTCGGCCTTGACAAATTCTTTCCCGACCTTTTGTGGCACACCACCAAAGCCGCCCTTAGTGTGGGCGGCCGCTTGCATCAAACGATGCTGGGCTGGTGACTTGCTTGGCATGCTCAGTCCGGGTTTTTAATGTAGATGCCCTCAAACTCAGCAGCCACGTTTGATGGGGATGTAGAAGCAACAGCCCTAAGTTCAATGTCAGTTTTTTCAGCAAAAGCAACGGGCGTATGCAAATCAAGAATAAAACTGCCGTTACCAGAAACCCGAGAAGAACTTTGCTGCCTAAATACACCACCCAATGGTCTCTGAATCAACTGAAAATTTGTGGATGCATTTGCGTTTGTGTTCGCAGATGTGTAGTACACGCCATTCAAGTAGAAAGTGTATCCTGCTGGCACAGTCCAAAAAGCCATCTGGGTTTGATTCGCACCAATAGCAACCATGCCGAAGATGTTTGCAGGCACACCAGAGGTAACAGTACCCGTTCCTGCGTAGATAGTGCCTACAGCAGTTGCACCAGAGCCAGCGGTAACAACAAACATACGAGAAATGCGCAAGTAACTATTAACAGTGTTGACTTCGGTCTGGCCGTTAAGAATTACTGTTTCGCTAATTTCGTTGTAGTTGGCGTCAAGACCAGCAATTGAAACTGTTCTTGCGCCAGTGCCAGCAGCCGCGTCATCCGCGCTGGAACTAGAAATTTTCATAACAGTTGCGGCAGCAGGATACGCATATGTTCCGCCTTGCGCCCAAACTGTTTCAACAGATGTACCAACATCACCATTGATGCCAAATTGGAACAAGGTTTTGTGGCCATCAACTTGGCCTCGCGCCACTTGCAACTCAAACGGCTCATACGCGCCCTGACGGGTCGCGGAAGAATATGTTCCCATTTTCCAATCCTCAAGGAAAGCGGGGGCCGAAGCCCCCACTTGGTTCAGCAGGTAACGGCCCCGCCGCGCTTCTTTGGAGTGACTGTTACAGACTTTTCAGTCTTTGTCACTGCCCCAGGCGCACTAGCCGCCTTAGCTGGCGAGAAGACTTCCTTCAGCTTGCGAGGAATTGACGAGATCAAGCTACCAACGCCTTGAGACATGGCCTTGTTCTCTTCAGCCTGACTCTTCTCCCAGGCCTTGTAAGCCCGTTCGTTTCGTGCAGTCTGAATCGTGTCCTCAACGCCCTTGGGAGGAACATCAGCCTTGCCGCCCTCTTTCATCATCACTGCCCCACCCTTTTTGAAGGTGCCTGACAGTTGATTGATGCTTACAGGCTTCGAAGGCTTCTTCGCTCCTTGAGGCATCGCCACGGGACGGCCTGAGTCAACAAGCCCCCCCGTGGCGTAGGCTTTTTTTGCTGAGCCACCTTCCTTGTAGCCGCCAGCATTTGCCTTCGCCACGCCACCAGTAGCGCAGGCCATACCGCCATCTTTGTATCCACCGCCATTGCCCATCTTCACATCACCAGTCTTGGCCGGTGAGTGATCAGGCTTTGCAGTGTCCATCTTGGTGGTTTTGTTGGTCATGGTCTTGATGATGCCGCCAGCCTTGTAGCCGCCTTGCCCATCCACCACGCCACCCGTCTTCAAGCCCTTGTGGGCCTTGGACGCAGGCATGCCAGCGTGAGCCTTCAGGCTAGTAGCCTCGCCACCATCTTTCATCATGCGACCAGCCATGCCCACAGGAGCCGCGGGAGCAGCGCCAGCAGGCATAGCCTTCATCGCACGACGACGAGCCGCCATAGAAGGCTTCCCCGGGGCTCCAGCGGGCATCATCCCACCGCGAGCCGGAGCACGCATAGCAGGACCAGCAGCAGGCGTAGCGGCAAGCGCCCCACCCATCTGCATCTTCACCGCGCCACCACTCTTGAGCTTCAGTTCGACTGAGGGCTCAGTGGTGGTCATCTTCACCATCGGCTTGAATTGACCCATGATTAACGCTCCTTCGCAACGAAGACGTAGTCAATCGTCATGGTCTTGGCAACAGCCTCGCCATTCTGGATCGCAAACGAAACCGTCAGTTCTTCGT